TTTGGTGTTCGCCCCACACTTGGCTCGTACTTTATGGCACGAACAGGTGAACTAACACAACCTGAAAACTTAGACCGTTACACCGAGTCACGACTTGGTTCATGGGCTAAGGGCTTTGAGTTGGCAATGGAAAATCAAATCTTTATCCCATCAGTTGGATTCATGTGTGGCACATGCTCAGTTAACAGTGCGTGCTATGCAGTTGGTGGTAAAGATTCTCACCTCTACCCTGAAATACCTATAGGAGAAAACAAATGAGCACTACCGAAGCAGCAATTCAGATTAACTTCAAGACAAAGAAAGATGGCATGTTGATTAACCTTCGTGCCAACGATGCCATTGAACTTGATGGTTTGCTAGATGGATTAACTCAACGCCTTGCAGCATTGATTGACCTTGAGCAAACAGTTGAAAGCATGGCAACACCAACACAAGCAGCAGCAGTGGCTACTATCACTCAAGCGTTTCCTAATGCGACACCAGTAGCAGGCTATAAGCCAGCAGGTGCAGGTGCACCTGAGTGCACATGTGGTGGTGGACCAATGCGTTTAGTTCCAGCAGGTATTGCCAAGGCAACTGGTCGCCCATACAAGGGCTTCTATGCATGTCCAAAACCACAAGGACAGGCTTGCCAAAACAAGGTGCCTGCATAAACCATGCGCCTGCTCAGCCGTGCTATTAGAACAGCATCACAGGGTGGTGCCACGCTTCCTGTTGTGTGGCAATCACTTGCTGCTCAACAAATAGCAATCCGTTACGGCGAGGTAAGCATGATTGCTGGACCGCCAGGGGCAGGTAAGTCAACACTTGCCCTGTCCTTGGCAGTCCGTGCAAAGGTTCCAACTCTTTACATTTCAGCAGATACACACTCACACACTATGAGCCTTCGTCTACTTGCATTACTTACAGGTAAGCAACAACAAGATGTTGAACCATTGATGGAAGCAGATAGGGATTGGGCAGCACAAATGCTCAAGCCTGCTGACCACATCATGTGGGAGTTTGATTCATCACCAACGCTTAAAGATATTGAAGATGCAGTTCTTGCATCTCGTGAACGCTTAGGTGAGGATGTGCGTTTAATCGTATTAGATAACGCAGTAGATGTGACAATGGATTCTCAAGATGAGTGGGGCGGATTGCGTACCTTAATGAAAGAACTTAAATGGTGGGCTAGAGAAACTGGAGCAGCAGTAGTTGTGTGTCACCACACCAGCGAAGGCGTGCCAGGAAATCCATGTCCCCCACAGAAAGCGCTGCATGGAAAGGTGGCGCAGACTCCGAGTTTAATCCTTACCGTACATAATCAGATTTCTACAATGGGAGTCTGTGCAGTCAAGAACCGTTATGGTCCAGCAGATGCAACTGGTGGAACACCAGTGTGGTTGTCGTATGAACCAGCATCAATGCAAATCAATGATGTTATTTCATACGAACCAATGCAGTTAGTTTAGGAGAACACATGTGGGAACTTACAGTAGTTGAAAATGCAGGAGAAATACCAGCAGCAAGAATTAAGGATGAGATTGCGGTAGAAACTAAGCCACTCCTTATAGATATAAAGGCACAGTTAATGCTGATGCCTAAGACACTCGTATACACCGTTGGTTGGAGGGCACTTGTTTGGCAGAATAAAGAAACTGGTCGGTTTAAAGACATCACCGATGAAGAATACGAAGAATACACTAGAACTGGCACTATCAATTCAGCCCCATCAACTGGAGAAGATAGTGGAAAAGTTGAACCTTCCGATGGAGGTGAAGGAAACACTAAAGAGTGAGATACCTCAAGTCCTAGAACGGATGGAGGATGTCGCTAAAAAGATTTATGACCCTCAACAAATATGGTTGGAGTCAATGCAGTTTGCTGATTATGTAACTCAGTTAGCACAGCATTTAAACGAGGACCATGGGCGTGAGTGTATAGATGAGATAGTTGAACAGTTAACTAACATGTCTAATTCGTATAAACAAATGGGAGAGAACGCACTACGAGTTCTTGATGAAGCAGAAGGGGAGCACAATGGCTAACAGTAATCAGGAAACACTATCTCTTGGTTGGTGCGATAACGGTATGGTAGATGGCAAGTTTGCCGAAGGTATTATGTATACAACGGTGACTGCACCTAATCATAAGATGGCAATTAACAATGCTATTCGTGTCCAAGGTAATCAAATTGGCAGACAACGCCAAGCATTGTTGGACATGTGGTATGACAAAGTAAAGACAGACTGGTTGTTATGGGTTGACTCTGACATAGTGCTTACCGCTGATGTGCTTGGCATGCTATGGAAGATAGCCGATAAGAACACCAAGCCAGTTGTATGTGGTACTTACTTTATCTCCAAGCAAATGGAATCATCATTGATGCAACCCATGCCTGCTTTATTTAATGAGATAAGTGAGTATGAAATTAAATACTTACACCCACTACCCAAGGATGAAGTAGTTAAGATTGACTGCGCTGGTTTAGGTCTTACCCTGATGCATCGCAATGTTGTTCCTAAGTTGCGTGCTATCTCACCTGACTACTCGGTCTTTGCCGAGAAGGAAGGGCTTGGAGATAAGTATATTGGCGAGGACATTGTGTTCTTTCGTAACTTAAAGAAGGCAGGCATTGATGTGTATGCACATACTGGTGCCGTTGTTAAACACATGAAACGGTTTGCCTACGATGAGAACTACTATGCATTGTATTGGCAGGCTGCAGCAGCAGCAGAAAGGCAGACAAATGGCGAGCCAGCAGCAGAGTAATAAGCGTAGAGGTGCATCGTTTGAGATAGACCTTGCTGATTGGTTAATGACTCAAGGTTTAAACGCACAACGATTACCCCGTGCAGGTCGCAATGACATTGGTGATGTTGCATTACCTACGCCTAATGACCTGTATGTTATTGAAGCCAAGGCACCACGCCGTGATGGAAAGATTGACCTATCAGGTTGGTTGCGTGAAGCGTATGTAGAGGCAGAGAACTACCGTAAGTCTAAGAAACTTGCGATAGCACCTACGCCATTAGTAATTATTAAAGCATCTAACAAAGGAATTGAGGATGCCTATGTTGTTCAAAGACTGGGTGATGTCCTTGCAAAACTCTAAACATGACATCGTTAAAGTTCTTGAACATTATGGATTTGAGATACCACATGATAGGCGTGGGTGGTTCACACTGCGTTGTGCTTTCCATGGTGATAGGGTTAAGTCAGCCCGTTTAAACATAGACAACGGTGGGTTTCGTTGCTTTGGTTGTGATATGGCTGGTGATGTTTATTCATTGATTATGAAACGAGAAGGAGTTGGGTTTAATGAGGCTAAGCAAATCGCAGAAAGAATTACTGGCGAGGGCAACGGAGAACTACGAACGAAACCTAACCGAGATACTTCCGTATCTGATGAGCAGAGGTATCACAGAACAGACCGCTCGTACATTTCGCCTCGGCTTCGTAAGAGAGCCTGAGATTGGACATGAACCTTACGCTGGTAAGTTAGCAATCCCATACATCACACCAACAGGTGTCATTGACATAAGATTCCGCAGTTTAAACACTGATACGGGTCCGAAATATATGAGCAGACCAGGGGCTACTACGCACATCTTTAACATTGGTGCATTGGCTGATGACACTGATGTGCTTGTTATATGTGAAGGTGAACTTGATACTGTTGTCGCCACACAAGCAGGCTTTAGTGCAGTTGGTTTGCCTGGGGCTAATAACTGGAAATCTTTTTATGGTCGCGTGCTTGCTGACTGGTCAAAGGTTATCTTGTTGTGCGATGGTGACAATGCTGGTCGTGAAATGGCTAAGCATTTAAGTAGAGAACTAGACAATGTATTCCCTGTGTTCATGCCTGAGGGTCAGGATGTTAACGATGTCTACCTAATGGAAGGCGCAGATGGATTGCGTAAGAGGGCAGGCGTTTAAACATGATGGTAAAGAACTCGTCTTTTGATTTAGACTTTGGCTTTGGTCGCAAGGGCGAGCAATTAGTTGAGGCTTTACTTACAGAAGGTAAGACAGTTGAGGTCAAGCGTGACCGCAAATGGTGGAGCACGAACAACATTTATGTAGAGGTTGAGTGTTGGTTTAACAAGAGTAAATCATGGGAGCCATCGGGCTTGATGGTTACGACTGCGGAATACTGGGCATTTGTATTGGAGCGTGGTGTGATTATGGTACCCACTGACCATGTGCACCATGCAATTAAGGAGTTTGGCAGGGAAATAACCTGCGAGATACCACCTAACTGGAGTAAGGGTTATCTAATTACGGTAGAAGATTTAATGGCAGCAATGAGGATACTTAAAAATGGATAACGATAAAGAATTATTATGGGAAACCGTATACAAAGTAGCACGCCTTAGTGCCACGCGATGCGTGCGTATTCATCGCCACCTTGTAACTGCAGATGATGTGTTCCAACACCTGAGTCTTTGGGCAGTAGAGCATTGGCACAAGATTGAGGAGTGGGAAAGTCAAGACTCATTAGTGTTTAAACTTAAGCGCACCTTTAACAATGAGTCGCAGAAATTTGCCAGTAAAGAGCGTGCATACAAGAGTAAATCTGTACCCTCTGATGCTTTCTATTACACACATGAGATACTTCAAGAGTTGCTTAAAGATGTATGGCACTACGAACAGTGGGTGCAATCAGCAACACCTAGTGATGGTGAGTTCATTAGTAAATCAAGTAAGCCAAGTGAAGGCATGAACCGTGAGGCTATGTTGTCAGATGTTAGCGGCGCACTGCATCGTTTAAACGAACAAGATAAACTTCTTCTGCGGCGTAGGTTTGATGGTGGTGGCATGGACTTTGATGCGCTCGCTATTGAATACTCGGTCAGTGATGAAGCCTTGCGTAAGCGTGTCAGTCGTGCACTTACCAAGTTGCAAGACAGACTGGGTGGAGAACAACCTCAATGGAACAATCGTAGATATAGGAAACCCGATAATGATTAGACCTAAGTACCAACGCATGAAACCATGGAACTGGATTGGACTCCCGTTGTATTATATTGGTATCTGTTTAAACGATATTGGGTACTACATCTATGTAGCAGGTGATAAAATAGTTTGGTATAAGCGAAAGCAGATTGGATACACAAAGAAATGAGTGAGAATAAAATAGATGTTAAATGTTTTCATTGCGGTAAAGAGTTTGTACTAGAGGAATCATTAGTAAGAACGCCTTACTATTGCTGGAGTTGCAAATGATTATAGGTTTGAGTGGATACGCACAGTCAGGTAAAGATACAGTTGCAGAACTGTTGTGTTTAAACTATGGGTTCAAGCGTATATCTTTTGCATTACCTATGCGTGATGCAATCTATACACTCAACCCAATAGTTGAAGGTGGCAATCGTGTTTCTGATTTAGTAGATGAGTATGGTTGGGATGTAGCCAAGGCTAACCCTGAGGTACGCAGATTACTTCAAGTGTTTGGTACTGAGGTAGGTCGTAATCTTTTTGGTGAAAACTTTTGGATTGACCAAGCGTTTAAACGAGCAGAAGAATACCAACGAGTAGTGTTTTCTGATGTGCGTTTTCCTAATGAAGCAAAGGCTATTCAACAAAGAGGTGGTGATGTGTGGCGTATAAATAGACACAATCACACTGCAGTTAATGGACATACATCAGAGCATGCAATGGATATGTTTATGTTTAAACATGTTATCTATAATGATGGAACGCTTGATGATTTATCTGATGAAGTGTTTATGCTTGCTAAACAATTAGATTTGTAAAATACAGAAGCCCCCTCGCAAAGACTGGAATCCGCGAAGGGGCTTTTGTATGCTCACCTATCCTATACTTCCCCTTTATAGGGCAGGTGAGCGGTCTTAATGTATCACATCGCTATCCCTCGTGGGTCAGACACTCGTATGTTGAGGGCTTTTCTTGCTTGTTGCCTACGAAATGGCGTAGTGCCACCCCATATCCCACTCTTTTCATGGACTAGCCCCCACTCTAGGCACATCTCCATGACTGGGCACTCCACACACATGCGAGCAAATAACTTTTCCTCCTCAAGTGTGAAGATGTCCTTGTCAGGGTAAAACAATTCAACATCTAACCCCTTACATGCAGCCTTCTCGGTTAGTTCAGGATTCCATCGCAGTTTAAACGCATCGTATCCATTACCGCGGTAACGAGCCTCGCTTGTTTCCATAACACGATGGTGTTTAATCTCCATTAGTACCATCCCTTGGCTAAGTGATGAGCGTAGGCTCTGCATATTGCACCGTCACCCTTGCCATATTTTCTTTCAATATAAGCAAGCCCTGCATCAACTTGTCTATACCCATTAAGCGTTGGTTTTGTATCTATATTCACCCAAGTTTGAGGCATGAGTTGTGCTATGCCTAGCGCACCGCTTGATTTGTTGCGTGCTTTTGGTCGCCAGTTACTTTCCTTTGTCCATAATTCAAAGAGGCATGGATACTGCTCAAGTCTATCTTGTTTGATTAGTTCACTGATTGCGTACCGTTGATACTCATTGTCGTAGTACGCAACCACTTGTCCTTGTGGTTGGTGTCCGTTTATCTGCACCCTTGGGTTAAAGATAAGAAAGATTCCAAGTATAACTACCGTTACAATCCACAGTCTTGCATGCGGGTGGATGTGTTTAAACATACTCTGCCTCTAGTTTTGCACGGTCACCACATACTCGTTTAATAAATCCAAGTATATCGTCAGGTATATCTGTGTCGTTACCTTCGGCATCTGTTGTACCCAACACAATCATGTTGCCCACAATCTTGGGTGCGTTGCCAAACATGAACGAGAGTGCACTCGCTACTCCATTGAACGAGAGTTCTTTAAGTAATCCCTCCTCATTTACATAGCCTTGGCATACACCAGCACCAAAGAAATCGTACATACCGATGGGTTCAATCAATCCACCAACGGCAGCCTGCATATCGGAGAGTTGTTTAAACACCTTCTCCTCGTATGTCCCATCTGTGTATAGCACTGCACCTTTAGCCATTAGTTGTGCCAACCTTCCTTGAGTACACCGTTCTCGTACTCTCTGCCTACTTTATAGAGTTCACCAAGTTTATTTATTTCCTCGCTGATTTTATTAAGAAATGATTTGCGCTTATCACTATCTAAGTGAGCCACCATTTCCTCTGTAATTTCGCAGCGCCATATAAGTTGACTCATCAAAGCACCAGTCCTTTCATCATGTTGTTAAGGTCAGCGTAAGCAAGGTCGCTTGCGTTGTATTTGCAACCGTCAATGGTTGCCTTGTTCTCAAGTCCTGCAACCTTAACCCAATCACGATAAGGCTTGGCACCTTTATAGTCCTTCATAAATAAAGTTGCGGATAGATACAATGCATAGTCGTTGTTAATCCACAATGCAATGTTCCATGTGTTGCGATTTTTCCAACCGTTATATGTTGATTCATTACTCATGGCTTACCAATTTCTTTAGTTGTTGGTTGCGCTTGCGTAGCCATGCGTTCTCGCTATTGAGTGCGATGTTTTGTTTGATTGCTAATCCCATTACGGTGAGCGCACCCACTATTGCAATGAGCGTTGCGATGATGTCGCCAGTTCCTAGATACATACCAGTCCTTTGTTCTGTGTAGCGGTGTTGCTACATAACCAATACTCCTACTTGGCAGAAATAAAGTCAAGGATATTCAGAAACTTTTTTAAATTATTTTTTTGTTTAAACAGTTTTACCTACCAACGGTTGGTAAAACCTATCCTACCACCGTTGTCAAGTCATCTGTTTAAACATGGTAATGTGCCAGACCTACCTGGCTGCTTGAAGATTGATGTTTAAACACTTGAAGATTCCAGATTCCAGGGCAATAAAAAACCCCCGCGTTTGCGGGGGCTATTTATTCTATCGTTTAGAATAGATGTGAGTCGTAGTAACTAGATGTCTTTGAGTGCTCACTCCAGTCATCGTAATACTTTGAGCGCCAGTTGTTTGTATACACCTGTTTAAATGGTGTGAACTCTAAGTAATCTACAATCTTACCGTTGCGTACCTTAAAGTATTCACCTTCCTTGGCTGCGTATTGCCAGTCAATCTCGGAATCCAGCATGACTGCTGCGTTAACAATAGTTTCCTCGGTTGAACCGTAAACCAGCGAACCTGATTTAGTTTGTGCAATCCATAGCGGTGATGAATTAACACGAGCCAAGTGCAGTGTGTTGCCCTTGCCCTGTTCAATCCAAGCCAAGGCAGCGGTGCCTTGAACCTGAGATAACACCTCGGCAATAGGCGCTGATGTAAATGCAATCAGTGCTGCGACTGCCTCGCTGTCAACCTGACCATGGCGCTTGACCTTGAGTTGTTTAAACAACGCATCGTCATTGTTAATGTGACCATTGTGAGTAAGCACAATTTTGCCACGAGGAATTGGGTGGTTGTTGTTGTTATCGCTTGGCTTGCCTTGCGTAGCCCAACGAGTGTGCAAGATAGCAGTGGTTGCGTTTAAACATAACTGCTTGCCTGCGTTGGTTGCAATGAATTTTGTTGCAGCCACTGGCGCTTTACTGATTACACGATTACCCGATGTTGGGTTAATCCATGCAGCACCAGTTGCATCTTGACCACGATGCTCAATATCCAGCAGCATCTGTGCTGCTAGGTCTGTCTGATTCTGATTGTGCTTTGGGTTGAGGCAGAAGCCTGCGATTCCACACATATTTATATCTCCAGTCTGTAGTAGTTAACGAGTAAATTGTACCACACCTATTCGGTGAGGTAATACCATGCCCATGTTGCAGCGATGAGTGCAACCAGTAGTAAAGCGCGACCATCAAAGATTGATAAGTCCATGATTCCAGTCCCTTCGTTTAAACGGTACCGAGGATTTCCCGATTCCGTTTGTGCCTGCTGAGGGTAACGCTCCCTCACTTGCCCACTTGGGGCAGGCTGCCTGCTTAGCCTTGGATTGAGGCTGCTCGGTCTTTGAGATACTGACCAGTTTTGTGGTCAAGGTTGCCCGCCAGCATCAAGATGTTTAGCAGGGATTCGCATTTGTTTAAACGGTCATGGATTCCTAAGTCATCCATTGTGATTAGTTGGGTGGCGCTTAAGTCTTTGAACGCATCAATAAACTTAGCCCATGCCACCGCTTTGGTGCCATTAAGTGTGCCTTGGTGCACTCTAATCTCAAGTGTGCCATGGCGCCCGTAAGACATTAGATTGAAAGATTGGTAACGGTCACCGTTGATGTCGGAGATTTCACCGTTACGGATTCTTTCAACATTGCGGTCTATATTTTGCAGGCTTGGAACCTTGCAGTATGAGTTGTTTAAACGGCTAGGGGCAACCAGTGCGTTGATTGCCTCGTGCACAAGATTCCAGTTTAGATAAAACTGGGCGATGTGGTCGGGACTCATGTTTTGTGCACCGATGTGGACATGGAAGCCAGTTGTGCGGTCAACCTTGCCACCTGCTGAAAGCAGCAGGCGAGCAACGGTTGATGCCTCGTTTAAACGCTCGTTGCCAAGGATTGGAGATACAACCTCGGCACCTCGCACTGAACCGTCAAACACTGATTTCCAAGATTCGCATGTGTCGTGAGTGCGATTTGGCTCCACGCACTCAATACCACCGCGATTTAGCGCTGCAGATGCAGCACCAGTTGAGATTCCAGCGACCTCAAACTCAAGCCCGAAAGTAGTCATTAGGCACGCACCATTGGCACTAGGCATGCAGGGCAGATTGGTGCACCGAATTGAACCAGCGTTGAATTGCTGACTCGTGCGATGTATTGGTGATTGGTGTTTAAACACTCAACCTTAACCAACCGAGTTGTTTGCTTAGGTGCTGCAGCAATTTCCAGTGCAGCATGAGGATATGAGCCAAGGCGCTCAAGAATTGCAGTTGCCCATTGTGGAATTGTGTCCAGTGGCTTGGCAACGGTTGGTGCTGCATTTCTCCAGTTGCCTGCTTGAGCAACCTGCAGCAGCGGAATAATTGACTTTGCAACGGTGGCTGCATCGTCAACGGTTGGAGATACAAATATCTCAGCAGTAAAATCCTGAGATGCAGTTGGTGGCACTACTGCAGCCAGTGCAGCCTTGCGACCAGTTTTAGGAGGGAAGCCACAAGATAGGCGAATTGCTGCCTCCTCGTCACCTCCACCACTGATATTTCTAGCGATTGAGGGCTTTGCAGCAGATGCAAATGCTGCCAGCCATTGTTCACGATTACGCATCGTTTTGTTACCTTTCCAGTCGGTAGTGGATTGTTCCACTGGGATAAAGGTAAACGAGTTTAAACAGAATTACAAGCACCCCCTAAAACCAGTATAAAATACTGACTTTAGAGCATATTTTGAGTTTAAACATTGCAGCCATTGCTTCCGATTGGTGAACGGTGGCAAGCAATAAAAAAATATGTTACTGGCGAGTAATGCTCTAAAACCATTGATTTATACTGCTTTCAGCGATGTGCAAATGTGGCGATGCTCTAAAGTGATATTAAACAACTGACTTTGGCGTGTTACTGATGAGTAACTTACGAGCCATTGCGATGCCTTGGCTTTAGCAGTCGGGCGGTGAGAGTGCTAAGTCGGGGCGATGCCTTGCAGTTTAAACAAGGCGGTGCGATTACTGGTCGGGGCGGATATGAGAGCGAGCAGCGAGTCAGCGCCAAGCCAGCGCATAGTTTTGCCTGCACCTAGCGCTGCCAGCCAGTGCAGCAAGCAGCAAGCAGTTTAAACGCCAGCAAAAAGGCTGCAATGTTTGACCCCAGGTTTTTAAATATCTGTGTGTCTGTGTGTCTGTGTATCTACACACATAACTTTGATAGCCCTGGGGTACAAACATGGGCTCTGACCTGCGGTTATACCTGAAAGGTATACCGCTGCAAAAATATTTTAAAAATAAATGTCCAATAAGTGTCCATTGGACACCTAATAGTATATGTAGGGCAAAACAATATGTGCCCTACTGCAAAGCACACTGGCTGCCCTTAGGCAGCCTCCCTAGTAATTGCCCTAACCTTCGGCTTCCGCCTTGGGGCTACAGCCTACGGTTAGGAAAGGATTAAGCGCAATGCTCCTATAAGGTCGCATTGCTACTACGCCTATGGAAAGAAAAAGAGTTACTGCTGCATCCCATAAGTCGGATGCCATAAAGAAGCAGATTATAGATTTTTTAATGCAAGGCTACTCGGTCCAACGAGCCATGGATGCCGTTGGCAGAAGTGTCAAGACTTACGAGTATTACCGCAAGACTGACCCTGACTTTGCTGCAGGCATAGACAAACTGCGAGCATTGACCGCTAGAGGTGAGATAGGCGGTCCGACCCAAGAGGTACCACCTTTTGACGAGTTCTCTCTAAAATATCTTGGAGTACAAGTATTCACACATCAACGCCATTGGATTGATTTACTAGAATCCAGAGTGCCTACGGATGTGCACCCTTCAATCATTTACGAGCCAGGCGATAAAGACCTGCTCATTGTAAACACTCCCCCCGAACATGCTAAGTCTACGACTATCACAGTCAACTATGCTGTTTATCGGATTTGCCAAAACCCTAATATAAGAATCATGGTCGTATCTAAGACCCAGGCTATGGCGCAAAAGTTCCTGCTCTCCATCAAGAACAGACTCACCCATCCTCGTTATCAGGACTTACACCTCGCCTTTGGACCTCCAGGCGGATTTGAAAAGAACTCTGATTCGTGGAAGCAGGACTTAATTTATCTATCATCAGAATCTCGTGACTCTGGTGAAAAGGACCCAACGGTTCAGGCTATTGGTATTCGTGGTCATATCTACGGTGCCCGTGCTGACTTAATCATCATGGATGACTGTGTTGACCATACCAACGCCCATGAGTACGAAAAACAGATTGACTGGATTCAATCAGAAGTTATGTCCCGTATAGATAACGATGGCGGAAAATTACTGGTAGTGGGCACAAGATTACGCCCCAAGGATTTATATTCCGAACTCCGTGACCCCATGCGTTATCCCGATGAAACTTCTCCTTGGACTTACTTCGCTCAACCCGCAGTATTGGAGTTTACAGATGACCCTACTGATTGGGTTACTCTTTGGGCGAAAACGAATATGCCCCCAGTGTCTGGTAATGGTACTCCAGATTCTGAGGGACTCTACGACAAGTGGACAGGCACGGCGCTCAATCGTAAACGAAGTCGCATGTCACCCAACTTGTGGGCGATGGTTTATCAACAACAACAGGTACATGAAGATAGCGCTTTCCCGCAGGATTCAGTTAAAGGCGTTATTAACGGCGCTCGCAATATTGGCATCATCCCGAAGAATAAGGCAGGCAACAGACTTGCTGGGATGGATGGGCTTATTGTGGTTGCTGGGCTTGACCCCGCCATGGCTGGGCATACCGCTGCTGTTTGTATTGGCGTGGATGTTGCTACTCAAAAGAGATATGTGCTGGATGTGTCAAACAAACAGGGCATGAAGCCTGATGAGATAAGAGAATTGATTAAAGACTGGACTGATAAATATTCAGTTTCTGAGTGGCGTGTTGAAAAAAATGCATTTCAAGCGATGTTAACTCAGGACCGTGAGGTACGAGAATACCTACAAACAAGGGGTGCGATACTTAAGGAACACCATACTGGAAACAATAAATGGGATACCGACTTTGGTGTCGCATCCCTTACAACATTGTTCCATGGTTATGAAGAAGGCTTAAACCTTATTGAGTTCCCATCAACGCATCAGTCCGAAGGATTAAAGGCTCTTATTGAGCAACTAATTACTTGGTACCCAGAAGCCCCACGAAGTCAAAAGACAGACTGCGTTATGGCACTTTGGTTTACTGAACTAGCAGTACGAGATAGAGTCGCAACCGCAAGCAACTTTGCTCGCAATCATAGTTATACAAATATGTTTCAAACAAGATACGACAAAAGCCAACAAGTCACCGTTAACTTGAGTGATTACGCATACAACTAAGATAGGAGGTGAACATGGCACTTACCGTTGAAGAAATTAAGAACTATTATGACCGCTATCGCCGTATGTACGATGACCGCGACCAGCGCATGAATCAAGTTCTCCAAGTTCGTCAAGGCAAGATGCGAGATGTTTACCCAGACCTTTTCCCCGATGGTCCTTTTGAGAATCCTATCGTGGCAAATATGGTAGATATTGCTGCCCGTGATATTGCAGAAGTTATTGCACCTCTGCCATCGTTTTCATGTACTTCAACATCCATGGTTTCAGAAACAGCCCGTAGAAAGGCTGATAAGCGTGGAGAAATTGTTAACGGTATTGTTAACTTCTCTGACTTACAGACACAGATGTTTAATGCTGCAGACCGTTATGTAACCTACGGTTTTGTACCAGCACAGGTTGAAATTGATATTGATGAGAGCATGCCTCGCATTAAATTTTTTGATTCATTAGGAAGTTACCCAGTTATTGACCGTTATGGTCGTGTAACTATGTTCTTCCAACGCATGAATAAGCCAACAGAAGAACTAATGGCTAGGTATCCAGAAGTAGCGCATTTAATTTACGACAAAAACAATACGACAACTGTGTCCGAGATTGTTCGTTTCCATGATAAAGACCAAGATGTCCTATTCATGCCACAGAAAAACAATCTTGTTCTTGAGCGTGCCAAGAATATGATGGGCGAGTGCATGATTCGTGTTGTACAACGACCTTCATTAGATGACCAATCCCGTGGTCAGTTTGATGATGTACTGGCTATTCAAGTTGCTAAGGCACGCTATGCCTTACTTTCACTTGAAGCAGCAACCAAATCAGTACAGGCACCGATTGCGATGCCTTTAGATAGTCAGGAGTTAGCCCTTGGACCTGATGCAATTATGCGCTCCAGCAAGCCTAATGAGATTCGTAGAGTCCCACTTGAACTTCCTAGCAATGTGTTCGCACAGCAATCAGTTCTTGAGCAGGAACTCCGTTTAGGTAGCCGTTTTCCAGATGCCAGAACAGGTAATATGGATGCTTCCATTATTACTGGTCAAGGCGTTAAGGCTCTTATGGGTGGTTTTGATACACAAATCAAGACTGCACATGCAATGTTTGCTCGCACTTTTACCGAATTGTTAGCACTTGCTCTTAAAGTTGATGAAAAAATCTTTGGTAATCAAGAAAAAGAACTTAAAGGTGTGTACAACGGTACTCCTTACAACCTTAAGTACAAGCCAGAGCGTGATATTAGCGGTGATTACACCGTTGATGTGCAATATGGCTTAATGGCAGGACTTGACCCTAACCGTGCATTGGTCTTTGGACTACAAGCACGAGGCGATAAGTTAATTTCTCGTGATTTCCTACGCCGTCAAATGCCTTTCTCTTTCAATGCAACCCAAGAAGAAGAAAAGGTTGAAACAGAAGAACTGCGTGATGCTATGAAACAGGCTATTGCCTCATACGCACAAGCAATTCCAGCCCTTGCAAGCCAAGGACAAGACCCATCCGACATCCTACGCAAACTTTCGTATGTAATTAGTGCTCGCCAAAAAGGAACTGCTATTGAAATAGCAATTCAAGAGGCGTTCCAACCACAGAATCCCGCACCTGCTGCAGCCCCTGGCTCAGTAAGTCCCGAATCTATGGGCATGCCAAGTGAGAGCGCAGCAGGTGGCGGGCAACTTCCAATGGGCATGAGCGAAACTGGTCGTATGCAAGGCGTTGCACCTGGACAAATTATGCCTGGTGGTCGCCCCGATGTTCAATCACTCCTTGCTGGTTTAAACAACCGTGGAGATGCAAACTTACAAGCAACAGTCGCACGCAGAGTGCCGTTCTAAAAGGGAGGAGGAAAACCATGGCAAATACAAGTACAGCAAAATATCCAAATAACCAACCTGGTAAGGCATCAAAGCCTGCTAATCAGGGCAGCGCTGGAAACTCAAAGGCAGTTACACAACAGCCACGCTACGATGGTATGCCAAAGGCTGCAAAGCCTGGCGCATCCGTCACAATGTTGTCAGCACAACCAAAAGGAACTCACGGCTCAAAGTAAGCCTTAAACCTGAGTAAGTTTAAAAACTGCTCACTAATTTTAAACACTGACCTTAAATGGAAAGGAGATGCACATGGCGGTAGAAAACCGTGGCGGTAATCGCCCAACTGCAGGACAAAATAACTATGCCGTTTCAGCAACAGGTGGTAGTGGAAATGCAGGCACCCAAGGCGCAAAGGCTATGACAGGTGGCGAATATGGCGAAAATCAAGCCATGATGGAAATGCAAACATCAGCACCCATGAACGCTTCTCCTACTTTCGCAGCAACTCCTTCTATGAGTCGCACACAGTCAGCCCCAACTGGACAACAAATTGTTCCGTTAGATGCACCAACACAACGCCCTGATGAACCAGTTACTACTGGTATTGATGTAGGCGAAGGTGCTGGTAGCGAAGTTATGTACGCAAAAGACCAAACTCTGGCAACAGAGGACCGTCAGCGTATGATTACTGCATTGCCAACTCTTTCAATTCTTGCAGAATCTCCTTCCGCTTCTAACGCCTTCCGCAATTATGTTCGTTATTTGCGGAGCGTTCTTTAATGGGGTTTTTAGATAATTTAGGTAATTGGGCAGAAGGTCAAGTCAAAAATTTTGGTAACGAAATTGGATTGGCTGTTCTGGGAAATGATATTGCTTCCGTTGCAACTAATGATAAATCTTGGTCAGCAGATGCATTTCAAATAGCAGGAGATTTATTTAAAACTGGTATTACTGCTGCAACTTATGTACCTCGTAAGGTATTAGGCGCAGCATTTAATGATGTTCTTCTTCCAGTTGCTCGTACTTCTTACAATGTTGGTGGTAAATATGCTCGTGAACCACTATCTGCAGGACTGCTTGGTTTAGCAACTAATGATTGGCAAGAGTCTTGGAATCAGCGTGGCGATATTTCCGCTGGACAGGCTGCTGCATATTTGCAATCACGCTTTGACCCAACTAAGTCAGCGCTTCGCATGGACTTTGATATTTTTGACCCAAATGACCGTAAAGTTTTTGATACTAATTGGGAATATCGCACACTATCAGGTGCCTATGACACCTTCTTTTCAACAGTAACTGACCCACTTGGCAAGGTTGGTAAGGCTGCTGCACTTGCTCGTAAGGCTCTAGTTTTACAGCCATTAGGTGCAACTGATGCTGGTTTAGCGCAATTAACTAAAGATTTTTTAATACCAAGAAGCACACGCAATGTAACTATCCTTTCACCACAAACCCTTGCTACAAAAATCAATGAGGGTCGTGATGTAAATGGTGGACTCTACAATAGTATAGATTGGTTTGCTAAAAACGATAAGTTAGCAATCCGTAATCACCCCATGGTTGCAGCATCTAACGATGCTGATACTCTTGCATACTTACTTGGCGAAGCAAAAACTACAGATGATGTAGCGGATGTATTACTTGCTACTGCAGTTAAAGACACAGAGGCTATGGCTCGTCTAGTTGCAAAGCGTAAAGACATGGCTTTTGTTATGGATAAATTAAAACCAGTATCTAAACTTGATAAGCAAGTTATGGATAATATTCCAACTAACGGTATTGTTGATGATGTAAATGTCCTTGATGCTGCTACAGCACTTGTTGATAATGCTATGAACGACCCTTACATTAAATATTTAACAGGTTTAAACGCAAAAGGTCTTGATTTAACTAAGCGTACATTTGGTACTGCAGCAACTCAGCGTGGTTCTATCCGTGCTGCTGAACGCCAAACATCTCGTGCACTTGGTGAAAAACCATCAACAACTTCATACCCAACACTTGGTATTTTCCAACCAACTAAGTATCACCCAGTAGTAGCAGTAGTTAACTTTGCAGAACGATGGGCTGGAGAACGCCCTGCTGGTTATTTTAATGCTAACGATTCTGATTCATTTAATGAAATGAAAGCCTTTGGTGGCATGCTTAGCCGTATTGTGGGCAATGATGCTGCTGCTCCTATTGTTGCTCGTCATTATGATGATTTTATTACAGCAGGAGATATACCTGAGGCTCGTGCTCGTGTAGCCACATCTTTTGAAGATTTAGCAGTTATGCAAATTAACAAAACACTTGGTCTTTCTGATGAAACTGGCAAGTATATTTGGGATGCATACAAAGGTCGCCGTAAAACCGCAATGGATTCAGTGCGTGACCGTAAGTTCTTAATGACTAACGATGACACTATTCTTAAGATTCCTTATCTTGAACGCCAAGGTGCTAACGCACTACCAATGGTTGACTTGGAAAACTATGCCCGTGTTCTTAAAGAGAACAGTGGTTTAATTAAGGCTATTGATGGCAGCCATGGCATTGTTGACCCAGATGCAGCAAAATACACCGCTGGAATACTTAACGATTTATGGAAGGCTTCTGTACTTCTACGCCTTGGTTATACAGTGCGAAATGTTAGCGAAGCATCTATGTCTATTCTTGCTAAAGGTTATGGTTTAGTTGCAGCCTCAGAATTAAGCACCGAGGGTGTTAAAAAGTGGTACAACAACCGTTTAATTGGTATTGACCGTTTAACAGATAAGACACTTGTATCAAAAGGTTTGCGTGAAGATTCAATTAAACTTCGTCAAGAATTAGCAAACACTCAACAAGACCGTGCTCAAATTGCTAGTTTAAACAAAGACATTGATGAACACATGGCTGGTGCTGAACTTGCGTTTAAACGAGGACAATTAACAGAAGAACAAATGCTTGAGTTCTTAGATGTTTCCTCATACCGTACTGGCGAGTTTATGTACCATGGTTCACCTACTGGACTTCGTGGTTTAAATCCTAATCGCCCATTGGCAATGAGTTACTCCGCAGATATTGCAGAGCGTTACGCCGATGCGGGTATGCCAACCATTTCAGCATCAGAGATTTATCGCAGACAAACTGGTCGTGCGTATCCTATGCCAAAGAATCTTCGTAGTGCAAAAACTGGCGCTCTTATTAAAGAAGGCGGCGTTCGTAAACCATCTCTTTCTATGCAAACAATCGCTGCAGATATGCGTGATGGATTTATCAATACTATTTCAAAAGGTAATCAAGTAGAACTTTATAGTCCATCATCTGGTACTTGGCGTGGCATTGACCCAAATACAATTTCTCAAAAAATGCTTCTTGAGGGAACCTTCCGAGTTCGTAAACCAGGTAATCAAGGACAAATTTTACACTCTAAGGTATTTGGTAATCCAGTAGACCTTCGTTCTAATAATGGAACAGGTACTAAACTTGGTTTAAACGATTATCCAGAACTTAAAAAACTTGGTCTTGATGCTCGTAAGCCAGATTCTTGGAAAGGCAAAGAACAAGAACTATTTGATTGGATGCGTGCTAACGGTGTTGGTAAATTAACACTTCCAGATACTAAGGCTAATGGTCGTGCTACTGTTTTAGTTGACCCTGAAATGATTGAAACCGCAACTAACAAACCAGCACAAATTCTTGCTAAAAGAAAACTTGACCGTATTCGTAAATATAATATCAATACAATGGAAGAACCATCTGAAAGTTTAAGTGAATTTGCAACTCGTATCGGAAACGGAAAATATCCAACTGATGGCATAATAAATCTTGTCCGTGAATTAGCGGATAGAGATGCTCTTGTTAGAGCAAACCATGAAAATTTACTTGCCCGTCTTGATGCTCGTGTTGTTGAAGAAAGTCGTTTAAACGCACCAAAAGAAATGCTTGGCACTGGTATGCGTAGAACAACACTTTATGATGGCACGGTTATTGAACATGGCGATGCTTTCCAAGGTGAACCTGGTCAGATTCTTGCACAACGCACTGACAACGCAGACACATACAAAATTATTGCTGATGCACCTTCTCAATTATTTGCAGCACGCTATGGCAATATGGAAGAAGTACGCTTAACCGCAAGCGACCCACGCTACTTTAATGGTTACGCTAACTTCCTTAACAACTTCTTCCGTTCACCTACAGAAAATAAAATTGACCCAGTTATTGAAATGTTCTTAAATAACATGACTCCACAGTCTGTTGTTACCTGGCTTCGTAAAAACCCAAAAGGTATTGCTTATGCTGAAAAGATGAACATTGATGACAAGGCATTTAAGGTAGCAAGTAAGCGCCTTAATATTGGAACCGATGCTGAGGACTTTGTAGGAAACCTACACAGTGCATACCAACGCTATCTTCCAGATGCTGAAATTCAAGAAGCCTTCCGTGCTAATCAACTTGATGAAATGTGGCTTCGTAGACATTTTGCTGACACACCTGCAATGCCAGATATTATTGGTAGCACAATTCCAGTTGGGCAAAGAGTTAAACTTGGCAGCCAGGCTGGTGTACAAAAGTTTGTAGAAAAAGCATTTTACTTTCTTGGTTCACTACCTGAAACTACACTTGCTCGTCATCCATTGGCTCGTGCTGTATATCGTAGTGAGATGCAACAGCGTGGCAACATTGCCCTTTCGCTTAAGCGCTCACAACTTAACGACCCTAAGGCAGAATTAACACTTGATGAAATCAATGGACTTCGTAAAGATGCAGTTGAATCAACTCGTAAAGAAGTAAACAAAACACTCTTTACTATTATTCGTAGGTCTTACGCAGGTGAAAAAATGCGTTACCTGATGCCGTTCTTTAGTGCATGGGAAAACACTATTCGCCGTTGGACAACCCTTGCAAAAGATAACCCAGTTGCTATTGCTAGGGCTGGTCAGATTACTGCAACTCTTAGCAATCAAAACAATGTTGTAGATAGAGATGGAAACATTGCAACTACATTTAGTTATGACAATGTAATCGTTCTACCAATGCCTGAAACATTTATGAAAACTATGGAAGCAATCCCTGGTGGTTCTGGACTTGCTGCTGCTATCCGTAGCGCAGGCAGTCAAGTAAGTATTCCAATTCGTTCGTTAGATGTTATGTTCCAAGGTGAACCAATCGCTGGATTTGGTCCAGTTGTAGCACTACCTGCAGGTGAACTAGAAAAGATGCGCCCTGATTTTGAAAGCATCCTTTCTCCAGTTATTCCGTTTGGTTCACAAGAAGGTAATTTATTTCAAGCAGCAGTAAAAACAGTATTGCCACCGTATTTACAAAAGGCTGCACAAACTTGGTCAGCCACTCGTGATGGTCAATGGTCAAGAACATTTAATACTGTTTACCGCTATGAATTGATTAAATATAAACTTGGCGAGCGTACTACTGAGCCTACATTTGAAGATGTACAAAAACTTACAAATGACATGTATAGAGTTAAAATGCTTTCTAACCTTGTACTTCCATTTGCTGCACAATACGATTCACCATTGAGTTGGTATACACAGCAATACCGTAAATTACAACAAACTTACGGTATACAGGCTGACTCTTTGTTCCTCCAGATGTATCCTGAAATGGCTGAGGCAACAATCTCTGCTTCTATGAATAACACTGGTGTTAGTGCATCACAAAAAGCAGTTTCAAATATTCAAAAGTACAATGGACTAATTTCAAAGATTGGCACAACCACTCCTGAAATGATTGGGTTTATTGTTAATGACCCTTCTGGTAAGTATGACTTTAGCAATGCTGCATACCAGTGGCAGATGCGTAATACTCCAGTACCTGGTTCAACTACTAACTTCCGTGGTCGCCGTGACCCAGCACTTCTTAAACAAGATGCTAACAAGAAGTCGGGATGGATTGATTACCGCAAGGGTATGGATTATCTTGACTCACAACTTTATGGTCAAGGATTCCAGTCTTACTCAGAGTCTGGTGCCGAAGAATTAAACCTTATGAAACAAATGTATACTCAGCAATTAGCACAAACAAATAAAGATTGGGCTGCTGATTTTTACAGTGTTGATAAGGGTAAATGGATTTACCGTATGCAAACAATTAAGACAATCCTTACCGACCCTGAGTGGGTAAAGGACAATGCAAGTCGCCCCATTGTTAGCCAACTAGCAATCTATTACAATACTCGTACACAGATTGCCCGTGAGTTAGCAAGTAGAAAAGCAGGCGGTGGAGCAGCATCTCTTGAGGCTGAGGACAATGAAGATTTAAATAGGCTTTGGATGCAAACAGTCGCAACCTTGCGACAAGAATCAGGCGGAGAGTTTGATGCTTTCTACCAACGATTCTTACAAAACGACCCCGTGACCTTGGGATAGGACTATGACAGATAAAGAAAAATATAATTTCTTAAAGAAGCAACATCCTAATAAGTCTGATGCTGAACTTAAGGCTGCTGTTAAAGAGTTTAAAGTTCTTGAAGGCGGTCTTGTTGGTGGTCAAATTGTTAAAGGATTATTAGAATTTGCTAAAGCAAAATTTGCTAAAAAGGCTGTAGAAGAAGGCGCTGTAAAAACTGCCAAAATGAGTCTTAAGAAAAAGGCTGCTATTGGTGCAGTTGGTCTTTATGCTGGTAGTCAGGCTGCTGGTGCTATTGGTAATGCCATGGGTGGTAAGAAAGATGAAACCGATACCTCTGGCATGACTCAAGCAGAACTTGATATGGCTAATGCCGTTGCTGCTGCTAACGCTGCAGGGCTTGATGTTAACTCACTTATTGCTAGTCCAGCAGGAACACAGTTAAACCTTAACGCTAATAACCTTCCAGCATTTATGGCTAAGTTTGGTCAATCAACCGCTGGTTTTGTTGGCATTGGTAATGTTGGAATTTTTACTGGCGAAGAAATTGAAACCTTAGTTCCACGCCGTAAATTTGGTGGCACACTTGCTGTTTCTAAAAAAGAATTAGTACAACTTCCAGATTGGAATAAAAGACTTCCAGTAGATGCAGCAGGACTTGCTGCTACAAAACAAAAGTTTGTTGATGCAGGCGTACTTGCACCTACAGATGGACTAGATAAAATTAAAGCAGCATGGGAAGCCTACGGCAAAATGTCATTAGAGTATAGCCGTGCTGGTCATAATGTTAGTCCATGGGAATTGCTTAGTATTCAAAAAGGTCTAAGTGGTAGCGGAAGTCAAACTACTACAACCATTGATGTAAGCCCTCTTGCAGAAACAGATATTAAAAATACTGCAAAAAGACAACTTGCCGTATCACTTGGTTTGGCTAATATTGACGATGCAATGTATAAAGATATTGTTTCTATTGTTCGTAAGAACGAGGCTAAACGCCCTACTAAAACAGTACGAACAACTACTGGAAATACTACAAAAGTTAAAACAACACCAGGTTATGGCACATCAGATGTGCTTGCTGATGTTGAGGAATATGCTAAGAAAGACCCACGGTATGCAGAGTTCCAAACAGCAGATGTGTTTGGCAATGCGATGATTAAAGCGTTAGGACTTAAAGCATAATGGAATTTAAAAACGGTATTCTTTATTCAAACGGTCAACCATTTACTGGTTCATACGGTGGCAAAACTTACAAGTCTGGACTTGAATCAACAGAAGCGCCACCAATGGCTACATGGATTATTACTGCGCTTACAACTATTCCAGAACTTAATGCTGTTTATTCAAAGGTAAGAAACGCAGACGGTTCATTTAAATATGATGCTGCAACCATTGCCACAATGATTAACGACACTGAGTGGTACCGTTTAAACGGACCAACAGTGGCTCAAAAACTTATTGACCGCATCAAAGGTGGAGAAAATAATTACCGTGAAGGTGTTAACGAGTTCCGTCAAGTAGTTTCTAAGACTGCTACAGAACTTGGTTTAGATGCATCTGACCCAGCAATATCTAGTTATCTTTCAGCCTTGGGTGAGAACGCATACTTACATAACTGGACACCAACACAACTTGAAGGTGTTATTACAAGTAACACTGAAATAGTTAAAAAGATTAAAGGTGGATTGTATTCAAAACAAGCAAGTGACATTGCTGATTATGCAAACACAATGGGCACTATTGTATCTGCTGGAGATATGACAAATTATACACAGCGCTTATTAGGTCTTACAGATAAAAACGGTGTTCGTGTTCGTTCATCCGTTGATGATATTAAAGCAGAGATTCGTAAGAACACTGCTACTAAATATGGTGTCTTTGCTGACCAACTAAATGCTGGTGTAAGCCTTTGGGACTTAACATCTAACTACCGCCAAAAGGTTGCAGATAAATTAGAAGTTGACCCTGACACTATTAAATGGGATGACCCATTATTTAAAGATGGAAAGATTTTTCAATCTGTTGACCCTAAGGACCCAAGCAAAATTATTGCTCGCCCATTATGGGAAGCAGATAAAATGATTATGGCTGATGAGCGTTGGCAGTATACAAAAAATGCTGATGCACTTTATATGGGTTATGGCAAAGCAATGTTAACTAAGTTTGGGAGGGTCGCATAATGGCAGTCCCAGATAAAGCAAGACCCGATACAGCCGTTAGAGTTGAAAAGGGTGACACCCTTAGCCAGATTGCTAAAGATGCTGGCATTAGCCTTAAAACACTTTATGACTTAAACCCAAAGTTTAAATCTGACCCTAAGTATCAGGGTGGCAATATGATTTTCAGCAATACGCTGGTTAATCTTGCTCCCGTTACAAAGGCTGCAACTTCTGCACCAGTTGTACCACCTGTCGTACCACCTGTAGTACCACCTGTAGTACCACCTGTAGTACCACCAGTTGTACCAGTTGAACCAGTTGTACCACCCGTAGTTCCAGTTACGCCAAGCGCTGATGGTTCTAATACGGGTGCTGGTCCAGGCGTGGGTGCTGGTCAGGTAGGTGGCGGAGGAGCCACTGGAGGCATGCCAGGAGGCGCTACAGGGTTCTCTGGGGGTTTTACTCAGGCTGACATTGATAAGGCATTTAAAGCAGGCGAGGCAGCAGCAGCCAAAGTTGCAGCAGATAATATCTATGCCAATAAGGTTAAGGCTTCCGATAAGTTAATTACTCTTTTTAAGGCTCAAGGTATTGATGACCCTGGGTTTGCTAAATTTATTAGCGATAACATTATGAACGATGTATCTGAGGCACAAACACTTATTGACATTTACGACCAACCAGTATACAAATTACGCTTTCCTGGTATGGAAGCATTGCGTAAGAAAAACCGTGCAATTACAGAAGATACTTACATGAAACTTGAAAATCAAATAGTTCAAACATTAAAGTTCTTTGACCTACCAGTTGGTTTTTATGATAACCGCACTATGCTTGGTTCAATTATTGGCAATGAGGTATCACCTAAAGAAGTACAAGATAGAGCGCAGGCTGCACAAGATTTGGCTAAGGCTACTAATCCAGAGATTCGCACAGCCCTTAAAGAGTTCTATAATATTAGCGAAGGTGATATTACCGCTAACTTCCTTAACGGAGATTTGGCTGGACCATTGCTTCTTAAGCAAGCACGAGCAGCAGAGATTGCTGGTATAGCAAAGACAGCAGGATTTAGTAGTTTTGCAAGGGCAGAAGCACAAACTCTTGCGGAACAAGATATTTACAAGAATATGAGTTTAACTGATTTGACTACTGGCATTGGTAAAGCAGGTGCACTTGCTGATACCCAACGCAGACTTTCTTATCTTGAAAATGAAACTTACTCAGATAGAGAAGCATTACAAGCAACTCTTGAATCTAATCAACAAGCAATACTTGCATCTCAAAGGAGAGCAGCCCGTGAAACTGCACGCTTTAGCGGTAGCAGTGGATTAAGCGCTGGCTCTTTAAGACAATCTAGCGGAATATAAAAGAATCCCCACCCTGATAGACCAGCCCAGGGGGGCGTAAAAGCCTGGTAGCAATAGCCGACATAGTTTCCCCGAATTATGCCGAGGATTGCGAATACAACTAACGAAAGGGAGATAGGTAGATGGCTACCAATTATGATGATGATGACTTCTTTGATGAGGACAATGAGCCTCAGGATGTTGTCAAACAACTACGCAAGGTAAATCGCACGCTTGAAAAGCGTTTGAAAGAACTTGAAGTAGAGTCAACAACTCTAAAGAATCAAACTCGTCAGCGCACCGTAAAGGATGTACTGACAGCAAAGGGTGTCAACCCAAAGGTTGCAGCGTTCATACCTCAGGATATTGAAATTACTGAGGAAGCAGTTTCTAACTGGCTTAATGAATATGGCGATGTATTTGGTGTTAAGCAAGAGTCACAAGAAGGCGAGAGCCAGGCTCAGAACCCTGCACTACAAGCACAAAAGCGTATCAATGAAGTTGTATCAACAGGTACTCCACCAGGAGTAGATGAAGATTCACTAGCAAAGATTTTAAACGCTAAAAGTGCTGCAGAACTCAGTGCAATACTCGGTGTTTCAGTTCAATAACTCAAACTACCAATCACCAGGAGGTGAACCCACATGGCATACACAGATTCGTCAGCACTCGCTGGCTTAGTCAAACAAGCGTATGACCGCTATGTAGAGTTTGCGCTTCGTTCACAGCCACTGATTCGTTCAGTAGCCGACAAGCGCCCCGCTCAACAGGCAATGCCAGGTTCAAGCGTTGTATTCTCAATCTACAATGACTTGGCACCAGCAACAGCATCACTGTCAGAAACAACTGACCCAGATGCAATAGCACTATCAGATGTAACTACAGTTGCAGTAACACTTAACGAGTACGGCAATGCCTCACTTGTTACACGCAAATTGCAACTATTCTCACTATCCGATGTTGACCCTGCAGTTGCAGACATCATCGCTTACAACATGGCTGACTCACTAGACAGACTTGCAATGGATACTCTCCGTCAAGGTACAAATGTTATCTACGGTGGCTCACGCACATCAACAGCAACA